CGAGAATCGACTTCTGAATGCGGTCGAGGTTCAGCCAGACCGAGTCACCGCGCACCCCGCGCACCACCTCGGGGGCATCCTCCGCCGTGAGCGGCGCTTCAGGCGGTGCCTCTAGGCTGTCGTACATCAGCCCGGACAGCATGTTCTTGCGCTCATCGCCCTGGGACAGCTCCCACGACTGGCGTGTGCGCTCCGCGAGGGAGTCCATGCCCGGGTCGTACGCGTTCGTGATGTGCAGCACCCGAGCAGCGCCGTCCGAGGACTTCGTGCTGTTGCGCTCGATCACGTCGTACATCTCGAGGCCGTTGTTGTTCGCGAGGAAGTGGTGCGTCTCGTTCAGCAGCACCATCGTCGCGCGGCCGCCCTCGAGAGGAGCCGGATTCGATGTCAGTGCCTGCAGGAACCGCTGATCTCCGAGCGCGTAGATCTGTTCCTTGCCGATCTGCAGCTTGAACTCACGCTTCGCGTCGTCCGTGAACAGGCGCGGGAACAGTCGCATCGTGTTCTTCGTCTGCTCCTGCGTGACAGCGGCGATCTGCACCCACGCGTCAGGCTCATCGGTCCCGACAGCGCGGCCACCATCGAAATGGGAGAACCTGCACGGCCCGACGAGCTCCGTTCCGAGCATCACCGCAGCGAACGGGTCCTTGCCCCAGCCCTTCAGGCGCTGGATAACGCCTTCACGGTCGAACACGAACTTGCCGCGCTCATCGACCGCATACCACCACAACCACAGGCGTGCCTGTTCCGCGGTGAACTTCCACGGCTCCCCGCGCTTCAGCTGCATCTTCTCGCCGGCGAACACGAGACCGTCCCACCCGATCGAACGATCAGGAAGAACAAACCGGTCATCATCGAGCAGCCACGACGGGCCGATCTTCACCGGGTCATACTGCAGCTCCGGCGCAACATAGGGCCGGGATACGAGCTCTCGATAGTAGGAAACGATCGCCGCGGACTCATCATGCTTCGTCGAGCCACGCAGCCGAGCCATCAGGCAGTCACATTCCAGCGGGCGTTTGCTGCCTCTCGAGCGGAAGCCGAACGAGAAGCGCCCGCATCTTCACCGGACGCATCAGGGAGGGACAGCTGCTTCATCGCTCGATCGAACGCCGCCTGGGTCTGTCGAAGCTCACCCAGCAGCGGATTCGCTACGTCCTGCCCCATCGAGCCCTTCGACATCAGCGAAGCACCATCGAGCTCCTCCTCGAGCGCGGCAATCTTGTCCAGAGCAGTGCACGCGCCCTTCAAGATGAGTCGCTCGTGAGCCGCCATCTCGTAGGTGCCAGTCGCCTCCGACCACAACTCACGAGCATCAGCACTCGCGAACCGCGGGCCAGTCGCCTTCTTCGCAGCCATGAACCCTCCTGAGGGTGAACCGTCCACCTGGGACAGGAAAGAGCGCCAACGCGACCTCAGGCGGCGCCCTGACGCTCGAAAAAAATGACTTCTCTGCACGCAGATTCTTGATTGCTAGCCCCGTCGGTCCTTCCCTGGCTTCGAGGGGGAGGCCCCCCGGTAGGTCAGGTGATGCTGCCGGGGTGGGTCTCGGGGGTGCGTCTGCGGGCGTCTCGGTAGCGTGCTGTCTGAGAGGCGCGAGCTTGCTTCTGTGTTTCGCGTTTGTGACAGTCGGTGCAGATCCATTCGAGTGCTTCGAGTCGATGGTCTGTGTTGTCGCCTGTGTGGTGGAGTTCTCGTCCTGGTGTGGTGCAGCGTGCGCCGTCGGTGACGTGTTCGCATATGCCGCCGGCTCTGGTCTTCGCTGCAGTGCGCAGCTGCTGCCAGTTGCGTGGGAGTTGGGACCTGCGGTTACTGGTGCCCCATGCCATGTGCCTGCCTCCTCGGGTCCCGTTGTCGGTGCTGCTGGTTAGGCTGCGGTCATGACGATGCGTCCGGTGAAGTGTGGTGGCTGTGGTGAGCGGGAGCGTGTGAGGGTGCTCGAGTACATGCCTGGTGTCCGGCCGAGGGTTGAGCCTCGGGGTGGCGGTGTGCAGGTGGCTGCTGGCGTTGAGCCGTATGTTCGGTATGAGTGCGGGAAGTGTGGTGCTCGGTCGGAGCATGGCAGCTTCCCGCTCACGCCTGAGCAGCTGGCCACGCTGGGGTACTCGGGCTAGATCCCGAAGGCTGAGCCTTTGCCCTGCTCTCGGAGCTCCTCGAGTCGGGCGAGGGGCTCGAGCTCTGCGATGCGTGCAGTCCACTTCCGTTCAAGGTCATGGAGTCCGTCGATGCGGTCAGCGTGTGCGCCAGTCTCAGCATGCTCCTTGAGCTGCTGCTTCCCCATCGCGAGGATCATCCGGGCTGTGTTGAGCTGTGCCCGGTAGCTGCGTCCCTCAGTCATCGCCTGACCTCTCGTATCCGTTTTGATCGTACTTGTCGCAGGGGCACAGCAGTGCCGCCTTCACTGACTGGTAGGTGCGCCCGCATCCCTCGGGGCAGTCGTACTCGTCAGTCACAGTCGGCTCCGATGCTGTCGTCTGTTTCGAGGAGCCAATCGCCCTCGGCTTCCGGCTGGGGTAGATCGACGGGGCGGGTCAGAGTCTTCACGGCTGCCTTCTCTGTCTCAACCGCCATTCCATGACCGTCTTGGCCCCCTTGCTCATGTTGCACTGAGGGCAGGACGGGGCAAGGTTGCCTTTGCTTGTGGCTCCGCCCCTCGACAGCGGAACAACATGGTCCCAGTGCATTTCAAACAATGGCTCAAGGCAGTAGGTACAGCAGTTGTTGGCTCGTGCCAGCATTCGCGAGAGATCACGTTGTGTAACCAGCCGCTTTGACGCGCGATGGCGTCGCTCGCGCTCGACCTTCTGATGTCTCTTTTCAACCCTGATCTTGTACGGCATGCTAGCCCGGCGCTGCGCTTGATACGCGAGGAGCTCTTCCCTCTTCGAGTCGTAGAGCGATCTCATCGCCTTGCTTACACGTGCTCGGTTCTCGTCCTTCCACGCCTTTTGCTGAGCGGCACGTCGGGCTCTCTTGCACGCTTGGCTACAGGTGATGGCTCTGGCCGCGGTGCCAATCAGGAACTCGGCAGAACACACAGCACAAGTGACCACCTTCGTTCCAATTGACTTGCGCGCATCGTGTCCACCACATGAGCTGCTTGACCCAGCTGCACGCTGGGTGCACCCATGGTGGTGGCATGGAAGTCCGGGTAGAGGCATCATTGGCCTCCTCTGAGGGTGGGCTAGATGATCGTGAGCGACTCGAGGTCGAACCCGTCTTCTGTGATGTCGAAGACAAGAACGCCAGGGTCGGAGTCTCGGCCGGCGGTGTTGCGGAACCAGTCGGACCCGTTGTCGAGCGTTGGTGCTCCGAGCCACATTCGTTGACGCCCGGTCGCAGGGTTGCGCCCTGCGACGCCTGCCCCGAACGAGTGGTAGTGCGCCGTCACGAGCACGTCGCAGGTGGCGACTGCTTGTGCGCCGAACGTCTGCTTCTCCCACCAGGTGATCGCTTGTCCTGGACCGAACTGGTTGCCGTGGACGAGACCGATCTTGGTGCCGTGCACGTCGACCGCGACTGACTCGTCGTACTCGGCGGGGAACACCCACCGAGCATTGAGGCCTGCCGCGTTCGCGACCTTGCGCACCTGCTGGTGCATGAACAGGCCGAGGTCATCGGCGGGCCGTCCCAGGTTCTGCTTTCCCTGCCGCCATGCAGCATGGTTGCTGGGCACCGCAGCGATGGTGACTGGCGCGTGAGCGTGGAGGGTCTTGATCCACTCCATGAGTTCCGTGCCGTACACGTCGAGCTGACCGGCGAGGGACAGGTCGTTGGTGAACATGGGGTTCCCGCCGGACTCGAAGCCTTCGATGCCGTCGCCGCCGTCGAGCAGGACGGTGTGTTCCGGCTGTCGTTCTTCCAGCAGGCGGGTCAGTTTGGCGCGTTTGAGGAACGACCTGCGCAGCATGTCTTTCGTGTTGCCGCGGCTGGCTACCTTGCCCGTCTGGGGGTCGCTGTACGCGACGACTGTGGTGCGCCCGTTCTCGCTCTTCGGCGTCGCGGGCTCGATGTCCCTGACGCTCGCGTAGAGCGCCGGCAGGTCGAGACGGTCGAGCTCCGTCTTGCGTCGGAAGCGGGCGCCGTAGGAGTAGAGGGTGACCGTGTCCCGGTCGCCGTCATCGAGTCGCTTCGACTGCTGCCACGCCTTCATCGTGACGGTGTCGTCGACGATGGTGAACTCGTCCGGGTCGAGACCGAACTGTTCGAAGACGTGCGTCC